GAAACTGTTTGGGTATGCCGTCAGAGCGCATCCAAACCCCCTATCGCAAGTCTTTTAGACTCGCTCTAAAGATTAGCCCGTAAGGATTGACTTTTGCAAGAATTTTTTGTTACGCACCGTACAAATATATTGCACGTTCGTCTTTGCGCCGTTTGACGAGGCCGGGCAGCACGCGCCCGCCTGCCTTCGTCCACTTCATAAATTCTTCGGCGGCTTCCTCAAACTCGCCACGATTGGTCTTCATGCGAAGGCCAGAGCGTTGCAGATTGCCTAGCCCCACGTTGAAAGCAAAGCTGACCAGTGCGTCGAATTGGCCTTGATGATTAACGCTACCAGGGCAAAGTCGGGCAACGCCGCGCTCAAATTTCGCAAGGTCTTGAGCAAGTAATGCGTCCACCTCTGCCATCGAGAGGACGCGATCCCAACCCGGCGGTATCGGTAGACTCTTACGGTCCTCATACTTCACCTTCGTATGGGCAGGGTCGATGACGTGGCCCACGCCTACAGTCCAAAGCAGCGCAGGACACCGATAGGGCCGCAGCCGCACGCTTTCGTGGTGTTTAACGAGTTCCGTTAAACGGGCGCTGACTTTCATTTTTTAGCGAAGGCTTGTGTCCCAAACCAGAACGCGATAATCGACGACAGAATCAGCATCTCATCGTCGCTGAACACGTTGTCCATCGCTACGGCAAACGGCACGCCCTGCGTATAGGCATACCACACGCCCGTGGCGTTAAGCGCCACAAGCTCTAGCACGAAGATGTAGGTAACGACCGGACGCACTGAGGCGCGAAGGTTAATCATCCACTGGCTTGCGCCTTTGCCGATCTCGATGTCGTGGGCATAAAGCGCCTGACGCTCTTCGCCAGCGGTCTCCGTCTGCACCTGCTCCAACTTGATCTCTTCAACTCGCGCCTGTGCGATGAAGCCACGTTCAGCGAGGGCAAGTTCGCGTTCCTTTTGTGCGGCAACAAGCGCAAGTTCATGTTTCTTGTCCTGCCGGTCTTGGAAGATAGTCAGAATCTTGGGCAAGCCGCCTGCAAGGAACGACAGAAACGTCGAGATCATCGTCATCATTTGCCGCGTTCCTCCATCAATTTCACGCGCACCTGCAGGTCATGGATGTCTTCCATCAGATCATCCTTTAATTCCTGACGCTTTGCCGCGCTTAACGGGCTGTCAGTCGGTACACCGTCCTCAGTGATGAGAATGGGTATCTTCGACTCTATGGCGATCAGCCGGTTCTGGAATGAGGTAATTTCGGAGAGCAGCCAACCTACCGCCGCGAGCAGCACGGGGAAGAGCATATCCACGACCTTCTCCATGCTGAAGCCAGGCTTGCCGCTCATTTGTCAGCCTTGTTGTTGTTCAGTTCGCCGATGAGATCGAAGATGCGGTCAAGCGTGACCTTGATGTGGTTGATGTCGTCCTTGTAGTCCGCCTTGGTGACGTACACCTTCGGCATCTCACGAACGTCTGCATCCAGCCGCTCGATGGAGCGGGAAATGTTGTTCAGTATCCAACCGCCAAACAGACCGGCTACGCCGACGATGACGTTGAATAACACCTGCATCTCGGTCACGGACTTCTCCTAAAAGCCTTGTTCGGCTAGTCGCTGTTGTTCGGCGAGGAAGTTAATAGGCGCGGCTTGCCGCTCAAGAATGCTAGTGCCGACAGGTATGGCAAGTTGAGTTGGTGAGAGTTGATCTCTCATAAATCCGCCTCTTGCAATATCTCCGGCAATTCTTGCTCTTCTGCTAATCAATCCTCTAGCCGCAAGGTTTGATGCCGTTGTTATAGCGCCAAACTTCATCAAGTTTTGCGGCGAGTACATTGAGGTTGATGTGGGGTCGATTGCATATGAAGTCGCAAGCGCACCCACGTTAACCGGCAACGCCCCCTTAACTCTTGATATGGGGCTAACCGCGCCTATGCTATCTAAAATGTCAATGTAACCACCGACTTGAGCGGTTTTCTTAATAGCAGCCTTTTGTTCTGACGAAAATTGGCGCATAGCATCTTCGTCATTAAACAAAGCCCGAAACTCGCGCTGATAATCCTCCACGTTTCCGCCGGTCAATTTTGCTCTTTCAACGGCTTTTTCAATAGTTGAGCCACGCATCGCAGCGGCATAATCACTACGCGCTTTTCTAATTGCCAACTGCATTTGCGGAAGATTGCCGCTCACAATGTCTTGAGACTTTGCCCCATAAACATAGTCATCAAGTTCTTTTACAACAATTTTCGATAGCCTTCGAGTTGATGCGTCATCGCTCTGTGCGGCATCTTGAGCAATAATTCGCAGTTTTTCAAAATCCTTATAATCTAAGGGCTTGCCTTTCTTTTCAGCAAGAGCCGCTACTACGTTTTTCATTGGACTTTCTGCGCGAGGATTGTATGCCTCGTCAGAAAGTTTCTGATTAATGCGCGTTACTAAGTTATCGTAACTTTGCGGAGCAAATACTATGCCCGCTTGTTTAACCTCATCGTAAGCGCGACTTGCCGATGCTCTAAATTGTTCTGTTGATGGAGGTCGTTTTTGCGTTACACGCTGTGCCGTTAAACCTCCCCCAGCGCCGCCAATTATTCCAAGCGCAAAAAGTTCGGCGGGGCTTGTCACATCAAAATATTCTTGAGCGACTTGAGGAACTCCGGTTGCGCCAACAGCCGCGCCAACTTGTCCTGCTTGATTGCGTCCAAGTTCTGCCAATATGTTTTGAGTAGTGCCTGGCCGAGTCATGGCAGAAAGTTCGCGCAAAGCATTTGCGGTCGCTTTTGCGCCGATTCCTGCTTCAACAACAGACGACAACAATCTCTGCTCTTTTGTGCGCGGCTCTCGATATGGAAACAACATCTCCGGCAAGTTGGCTTGAATAGCCTCAGAGCCTGTCATAATTGGGCGCCCGCCAAGAGCTTGCGCGCCTAAATTATAAAGGTTGGCAGCAACGTCTGTTGCCGCCAGAGCAGCAGGGCCAACAATTGGAATAGTGCTTGCAACGGCATAAGGCGCCGCCGCTCTATTTATAATTCCGGCATATTCCGCTAATCGCTGTGGAATGGAATCTGGCGCCATAACCTGCTGTTCTGGTTCTCCAAAAGCAGCGTAAGGGTCTGTGCTAGCCTCTTCCGACAATTCCTCGTAAGGGTCTTTTGCTGAAGGTGCCATATTTTAATCTCGCTTACGAGTAAACACTTTTCCGCTTGGCGTTTGATATTTAGTTCCCGGCGCCAATTTACGCGCCTCTTCAGGGCTATTTACTTTAACAACACCCGCAGGCGCCCCAGTCGGAACGTACTTTTTCATTAACGGATCGTCAAACAGCGACTGACTTCCACGCCCTGCCATCTTTGCTAACTCCGGCGACACCTTGCCTTTTAATTCTTCTGGCGTGCCAAATAACCATGCGTTTTCTGCGCCTTCATAAGTGCCTTTTTCGTTCCACCATTTGTCATAAAAACGCTGGGTTTCTTCGTCGCGCTTTCCTTGTGCCTCTGTAATGTCTACAAGGAATCGGTTTGCTTGTTCTGTGTTGCCAAGTTGAGCAAACGTTTGCGTCATACGCTGCGCGTCAGAAGTTGTTTGTGTACCTTTCTGTTCTAATTGCTTGTCAAGAACTCGCTGTTGAGCCGTGGCAAAAAATGTTTGGGCATCTGTTGCATATTTTTCAGCGTCTTTAACGCCAATGTCAGTAAGAAACGCAGCGGCTTCCTTTTTAATTGGAGCAAAAAATCCTGTCTTAAATCCTTCGTCAAGTTTTTGACGAATTGTTTGCAGACTTGGACGTAACTTTCGAGCGGCATTTGCTGCCGTTTGAATGTTTTTGTAAGCCTCTACGTTTAATTCGCCTTTTCCTTTGCGTTCTGCCGTTTCAAGAGGAGGCAAAACAATCGTGTTGCTTTGTCGATTTGGAGATGCAGTAACAGTCGCTTCCGTTCCGGGCACCACTTCGCCAGGTCCGCCAAGTTTAGGAATTCTTAATGCGCGTGTTGATCCGCCCAAGTCTTGCTGAATAATTGACGTTTCCGTTTGCTGTGCTGGCGTCAACGCTTGTACCTGCAAGCGCCGCATAGCCGTTGCAATCTGGCCGGGATCGTCAGGCATCGCCTCAAATCGAGCAAGTGCGTCTGGGGTCAACAGTTTGCGTTGTACGGCATTCTGCGCCCACGGCATGATTGTGGATTTGTTAAGCGATGCCGGATTGTCAAGAAACGCCCCGGCTTCGCTACCAAGTAATTGCAGACCGGCCACTTCCGCGTCACGGAGAGACTTTGCCGATTGCCCGCCCGCCGCTTGGTACTTCATTACGTTTTCGGCTTCGTCAGGAAGTCCTGCGGCAAACAAAGCATTAGCAACTTCTTCTGGCGATTTGCCTGCGTTTTGCTTAAAAATAGACGCTGTTAACGCCGCTCGATTAGACTTTAACTGATTAGCGGCAATAGTCGATCTAGCCTCTTGAATCGCCATAGCGTTCCGAGCCAGCGCAAGAGGATTTTCCAGTTGTATGCCTTGAACTTGCGGCACAACGATTTGCGGATTGATTGGCATACATTACCCCTTCAATGCTTTCAGCACGTTTTGACCTTGCTGATAGTTTAGATATTGGCCAAGCGCCTGATTTAGCGCGTTACCAACGCCCGCATATCCAGAAGCTCGGGCCGCACCGCCTGCCATTAACAAGTTACCGACGTTTTCGCCGTATTGGCCCGCCTGTCCAGCAACTTGTTGCGCTGCCGCTTGGCCTGCGCCGTACAAACTACCAAGCGTTCCAAGCCGCGTTCCAAGTTGCGCTTGAGCGCGGTTAAAAGCGTTCATGTATTCCGATGATGCTAACTCTTGACCGTACTGTTGCCCGGCCTTCAGTGCGCCACCGGAAAAGTATTTGCCGCCTGCAGCTAATCGGCGTTCTAATGCTTTGGTGCCTTCGCGCAACCGAAATTGATAACCAGGGTCCATCGGCAAATCCTCTGGCCGATAACCGCGAGTAAGCATTCCGTAGTCAGGGGCGGTTGTATCACCGCCGATTCCGAGCAAGCGCATTAGTTCGTTTTGCGACGTAATACCGGCTTGCCGAAACGGCTCTGCCAATTCGGTTTGTTTCTGAAAAATCTCGCGTTGCACTTGCGCGGCTTCATCAGCCGCTTTTTGCTGTGCAGATGCGCCCTTTTTCGCCGAGTAAGCGCCTACTGCCGCGCTGGTTACGATTGCTGCTGCTATGGCTGACATACAAGCTCCTGCGTCGGCAATTTCACGCCAGATAACGCCAAGGTTTGCCGATAATCTATAGTAAGTTCTTGCCCTACGCTACCGCCCCTACATCCGTCAAGGTCTACGATAGCAACAAGGTCGATGTCACCGTTTTGGCGCAAAACCATACGGCAATTCGGAGTGACGGAATGATTTACAAATCGTCCGGCTTGAGTGCGTTTGCCGCCGATACGGGCCGGGCAAATTACCGCTCCTGCCGACACGGGCGCCGTCACAAACAGCCCCTGCCCTTCAATGTCTGAAGCGTCAACGCGGACGATGCCGCATTCGACCCATTCCTGATCCGCCAGGTCTTCAGTTTGCGCTCTTACGGCATCTGCTGAAACTCCAAGCTCCCCAAGCAATACAACAAAATCTTGCCGGTCCACCGCTCGGGCAAACTGCCTTTCGGCTTGAGCGGACAATTCCTTCTGCTGCCAGTACGCGCTCTTTTCTATAAACCGCTCTTCGATGTCGCGTGGGTCGGTTAATTCAGTGCTGTAAATGTTTTGCCAAACGGTATCTTCAAGGACGTAGCCAACCTTGCGGCCTGGGGGCGCCGTATAAATAAGCGGCGCTTCAATCGTGCGTAAACTGCCGTCTTCCTGCAGCATCGCAACTTTGCCTTGCACAAGCATATTCAGATGCGAGTGCCGTTGATGATGCCCAACTGCAAGCGTGCCCGCTGCAAGCCGCACTTCTCGTATTGCAACGCCGGGGCCAAAATAGTGCGCGACAGGGCACTCTGCTTGCGGAGCCTCTAGCAACGCAATTTCGGCCTGCTGTGGCGATCCTATCGCCGCAAGCATTGATGCTGCCGATGCCATCAATTCGGTCACGAAATCTCTCTCCCCGACGAGCGGATCGTAATAGACGTTGCCGCCGAGGCGAGCGTGGAGATGAAGCCGCCCGGTGCCAACGCCGCACCCACGATTTCAGGAAACGTGTACGTCTCCGCAGGCTGCAGGGATTTGGTTTTGACGATCAGGTTCTGGTTTCCGGCGGTATCCGTAAACGTCACAAGGTTGACCGAAATGCTTGCGACGGCGCCGCTGTAGTTTGTCGCCGTAAACTTGTCGATGAGCGTAGTGACGCCGTTTGCCGTGTATTGCGTGGTTTGCACACTTTCGGCAATTTTGGCCGGAATCAAGACTTTGACGTTAACTGCCATGATTGCCTCTTACGTGAACTTAAATCGCACGCGCCCGTTGATGCCGGGCTGACCGCCATCGCCGCCCAAGTTCGGGTCGCCGCCATTACCGCCTGCGCCGCCCGTAAGCGAATTCAGGCCCACAATCGCAGCGCCTCCAGCTTGAATAAAAGGCGCACCGCCGTTGCCCGTCGTATTGACGGCGCTACCGCCCGATGCCGTACCGCCTGCGCCCTGCCTGCCGCCGTTGACGCCGAGGCCACCGTAACCGCCTGACCCACCGTTGCAGATCATCTCCGCAAGCCCGTAGGAGCCGCCGTAGGCCGACGAGGCGCCGCCGTCATATCCCAAGGGGTTGCCCGCGACACCGCCGTTACCGGCTGTGCCCACGGCCCATAGGATGGTTTTATCGACATCGCCGCCAACCAGCGCGATGACCGTTCTGGCATACCCTCCGCTGCCGCCACCGCCGCCGGGGCTGGGCTGCGTATCAAGCGTCAGTTCGCCGCCCATAAACGTCTCAGTGCCCCAACCGCCGCCGCCGCCCGCGCCCCACACCTCGATGGTGCAACTGGTAAAGCCCGTCGGGATAACAAGGGTGCCTGCGCCTTGATTAAAGTCATAGACGCCCGCACCGGCTCCGCCGGTCGTGCCTGCAATCGCCGCCGCAAGCGTTGCGCCGCTCATTAGGTTAAGCCCGCCCCGCTAATAAGCCATGCCGTGGCGCCGATCTTTACGCAGGTCGCCAAGCCGTTTTGCGCGAGCGTGCGAGTGCCCGTCGTCGTGCTATTGGCAAGCGTCAGCGTGTCCGTCGTAATCGCAATAGATAGCGGCGAGACGTTCAAATTAACAATAATAATGACCGTGCCGATGGGGAATGCCACCGCACTATTCGCCGGAATCGTAAGCGTTAGGCTGGTGCCGTTCATGGCGACCGATTTGCCCCGGTCAGCCAGCACTAATTGGTAACTTACGGTCTGCAGATTCTGTGGCGCATCTCGATAGCCTGCCGCGTGGTTTGCGCTCGTTGCCGCGTTATCGGGTATCTGCGGCGTGCCGGTAAAGACCGGCGAAGCAATCGGCGCGTAAGTTGTAGCCGCTGCCGTCGTTGTAACGCCATCCGTTATACCGTAGCCCGCTAGGGTCGTAGGCTTGCCAGTAATTGACGAAAACGGCACCGACAAAAGCGAGCCATCGTTAATGCCTGGTATGTTGTCGGATTCGCTCAGTTGTACGCCCAAAGAGTCTTGGACGACAAACCGATACTTGATGTTCGACGATAGCCAGATGTCGTAGGGGATGCGGCCAGCCGAATCCAAGACAATCGGGTTGGAGTTGGCGGTATTGCCGACTGATGACGTATAGGTCGCCTGCGGGGTGCTAGTGCCCGCAAGGTAGGTATAAATCAGGCCACCTGACAGGATGGCACCGTCATTGTCGAAAAGCTGCGTGCCTGTGCCCGCAAAAGCCGAAAGGTAAACGGTCATATCCTGCCTCTACTCAATAAGGAGGTTGTTGTAATCCGCCGCTTGCATAATAACCCAGTTTGTGCCATTGGAAACGAGCGTTGCCCAGTTCCCGGCTTGGTTAAGCAAAATGGTCGTTTGAGCCGCCCCACCCGCCTGCGGGATGACGTTGGCAGAGGCGGAGATTAACAACTGGTTTTGCCAGTTCTGAAAGGTCAACACCCGCCCGGTATACAGCGATGCCGACGGAAGCGTCACCGTGCAGGTCGATCCTGACTTGTTGTTCACCAACCATGTATCGCCATCGGCCACGGCAAAGTTCGCCGTTTTGACGTAAGGCGGTGTCGTGACGATTTCGCCGTGCCCGTCTTCCCACGTCGGGCGGACAAACAAAATGCCGTTGTTAGCGGCATGGACAACTATCGCCATCAATACCACGACGTTCGGCAATGCCGGTTGCGTTTTGGTCAAGCCACCTGCGACGGCAGGGTTATAGTAAAGCAGCGTGCCATCAACCCAACCGCCGTCTGAGAGGCCACGGGTATCGATACCTTTAATCTCGCCAAACCAAGTGACGTATCCCCACGCATTGTTGGCAATGTTCTGCGTAGCGATGCCCAAAATGTCTTCGGATTGCCGCGCAATTAGTCCCGTAGCAGGCGCCGCTTTAAGACCGCCGGATGCCCCGACGCCGCCGGTAAACATGACGACCTGCCCTTTGGTAATCGTCGCCGTGGCTTTGACGCGATAGAACGTCTCTTCGCCAACGTCCTGCACGATGTCGCCCGTGTCTTCCATGACGACGGCAAGCGTCTTGGAGCGATCATCGTTGTCCCAATACACCGTGCCTGGGGTAATCGTGGGATATGGAACGGGATTACGCGCAAAGGTTGTCCATGGCAGATTTGCCTGCTGCAAACTTGCAAAAGTGCCAAGCTGCGGCTCAGGCGAAATATCCACCGCCGTTTCGACAATTTCAGTCTGCGATTCCAGACTTGGCTGCGGCACGGGCGCGAGCGCAAGGTCAACCGTTGAGATTGAACTCGTGCCTGTGCCCGTGATGTTGTACAAGTTATAAAAAAACCTGTACCACTCCCGATGAATTAGACCCGTTTGAGAGTCAACAATCGGGACGCGAGGCGCCGGAATCTGTGTAATTTTGTCAGGCATTGGTGCCGGATATTTCGAGTTCGGCACCCATGATCGCAACCTTAACGGGGTCCGTGCCGCTGATTTCGTATACGCGGTCGCGCAATTTGGTGGTCATGCCAAGGCGCCGAAAGATGGCACGGGTGCCGTACTTACCGATGCGGCCCATGCTCGTTGAGCGTTCGTCCGTCCATGTGTGACCGCCATCGTCCGACCAGCGCAGCATCAGTTGCGGGACAGCGCCTGTCGTAACGTCGTACTCCAAGATGATGTTCTTGTCGTTCTCAGTATCGATAATCGCGTTAAGTTGCGAGGCAAGGTATTTGTAATCATCAATCCCGTAACCCGCTAGACCGACGCCTGTTTCGCAGTCAATCTGCAAACTGTGATGCGCGGTACGCTTGAGATTGTTTTGTCCCGTAGGCAACGCTCGCCACGACCGCAGCCACTTTTGGGCAACGCCGTTGTCGCTAAACACATCCAAACTGAAAGCGTACAGATTGCCGTTTTCGTAATCACCGATAACAGGTTGGCCGCTGAAGCGAACGTGATTGTTGCCGCGATGCCGAACAAATGCGCCATTTTCAAATCCTGCGCGTTCGTGCCATGAGCCGGTCGCGGCGTCATATACCCAAGTGGCATCAGCGTTTGTAAAGTTCAGCACATAGAACGTATGGCCGTCCTGCTGATAGGTGTAAGCGGTCGCATCTTCAAGGTTGTCGTATTGCTGGATGGCAAACTCAACCGCATGGGTTGAAATGCGCTGACCCTGATAACCCTGTGCTCGATACACGATGCCTTGACCGCGAGCGTCGGCGCCAAGCCAGAACACGCTGTTGTCCATCTTGGCGACAGAGTACGGCGCGATACAGCCAATCTCATTGTAGGCGCCTTGGATGCGCGAGAGCGGAAAGTCCGCTTCGCCCGCGTTGTACCAAACCTCAACGCTATTGGTGCCAAAGAGCCATGCTTCGCGGTGATCGACGATCAGCGACACCAAGCCATCAGGCGAGCCTTCAGCAGAAGCAAAGTCCAGCGGGTCAATCGACGTGCCGTCCAACAACTGCGTAACCCAAACGCGCTGGCTGTTGGGCTCGTTGAACACGAAATACCCATCAAGGTAGCCAACCGTCACAGCGCCCGGAAAATCCTCGTCGGTGATTTCTCCAAATTCTTCTGTGTCGGCGTTGTAGATATAACCTGCAGGGTTTGCGGCAATAAAAATTTGCGTGCCGTTATCGGCCATTGATACAGGGCCGGTGCCGCTGATGTAACCAATCGGCGTACCGGACTCCACCTCGATCTCGCCGCCGTCTTGTAGCAACAGCATTCCATCTTGCTGCAACGCAAGTGGAATCTGCATCTCAAAGTTATCGCCCAATCCGTAAAGGTAATTGCCGGACACTACAAAAATGTCGCCGTTAAGCGTGTACAAACCGCGAATCGGCCCGGTGCCAATCGTGGCAACCAGCGCATAGCCGGGGCAGCGTTGTAGATATGCAGGCTCCTTGCCACCCTCCGCAATCACTTCGGGGTACAAGTTCACCATCCGATTGTCGGCAGCGTTGACGCTACGAATAACGTAGCTGCTACCCAGAATCGGAGATTTCATTAGAAGTTGCCCGTATAGATGTTAAAGCGCGGACGGTTGATGATCATTGCCGCTGGCATCGCCATCACGTCATCCGGGTTGTTGATGCGCTTGAGATCGCGCTTGCTGTACATCGCAATACGCTTTACTTGCGGCGAAGGCTCAACGCCAAACTCAGGCGCGAGTTCGCAGGCAAGGTTATAACGGAACGCACGCAGATATCCTGGCGGGAACGCCAACGTCGTCTCAAGACTCGCAGGCTCCGTCAGTTTTTCTACCGATACGAAATGAAACTCCAGCACCCGTGACGGCACGGGGTAGATGTAGATTTCGATGTCGGGGAAGGTCGCGTTGTACCACAGCACCTGCGGGTAGGTAGACGTGACCGTCTTGACCGCGATGTTGTTGTACTGCTCCTGGTTAATCATCTTGATGCCATACGACACGTTCGTCGAGGCATCGCGGAAATACGTCGCATCGTCCAACTGCACCGGGCGCTGACCGACGAAATCGCCCGTCGGGCCAAGGGTGCGGATGCGCGTGCTAGGAGGCCAGTTGAATACCTGGTCGATAGTGGAGAACACGGCAAGACGTTCCGTGTTCCACGAGTCAATCATTTGATTGAGCGCCGTTAGGGAATCTTGCGCCATCGCTGCCGAGG